GCTGAACGACGTGGACCCCGGGGCGAGCGAGACCGGCTGGAACCTGAAGCTCGGGCTCGGGGTGTCGCCGGTCATCGGCGGCCACGTCGCGGTCCCGGTCGAGCTCGGGTACATACTCTACCATCGTTCCTCCGACTACGGCGAGGAGAACTACTCCCACACCGCGGGCCGGATATACCTTGAGTCCGGCATCGGCGCGTTCCTCTGGAAGAAGTAGCCGGACCCGAGGCTATTGACCATGAGAATCATCAAGACCGCGTTGCTGTTTGCTCTTGCCCTGTTCCTGACAGTGGTTGCGTGCGACTGGTTCGGGTCGGAGCCGAAACCGGAGGGAAACCAGGGGGACTACGGGGAGCCAAACCATATCCTCATTCGCTCCCTGCCTGACAGTAAGACGAACGTCGCCTTCGGGTTGATTGGCGACACGCATATCGACGCAACGTCCTGCGCGTGGTGCCCCTGGGGAGGCGGACACCCGTACCGTGATACTGACCACGTGAAGCGCAATCGTCACACGATATACAGCCTCAACATACACCTGGGCGAAACCCCGAACTGCCACGGAACTGTGCACTTGGGAGACATGGTGAATGCAAACAACACCCAGAACCTGGTTGCATTCAGGCAGCTCTATGAATGTGACTACCCGGGCCACGACGGCGGCGCCATCGCCGGAGCAGGGGACGACGACTACAATGCCTACAGCCAGGGAGCCCGGGTCAACAAGACCGTATTCCCGACTGTCGGCAACCACGATACCCCGTACTACGGCGATGACCCCAAAGACTGGTACGAGCCTGCCTCGTACATTCGTGACTGCGTCAAGGGTGCGGACGGAATTGTGAGCTACTTCGACAATAACAGTGGCGCCTATGCCTGGCGCTGGGGGCAGTACTATTTCATCCAGCTCGGCTTGTGGGCCGGTTCCGGTCGATCGGAGGACAAAAGCTACATAAGCTTCGGAAAGCTCCACTGGCTGGAGGACTTCCTGGCAGAGCATGTCGGGAACAGTGGGCTCGGGGTGCTGATATTCCAGCACTACGGCTGGGACTGGTTCAGCAAGAAGGACAACAAGTGGTGGAACTCAGTGATGAGAAGTGTGGAGCTTGATGTCC